AGGAGCCATCAAAGGTAGATACGAGTTTCCAGAGCTACGTCGTCTTGCACTAGAGCAGTATAGATATTGGAATCCTGAAACAGTTATTATTGAGGCAAAAGCATCTGGTCTACCACTAACTTACGAGCTTAGAAAAATGGACATACCCGTTATGAACTTTACCCCGTCAAAAGGAAACGATAAGCATGCCCGTGTGAATGCTGTTGCACCTCTGTTTGAATCTGGTATGATATGGGCTCCGAACCAAAAGTTTGCAGAAGAGGTGATTGAAGAATGTGCCGCTTTCCCTTTTGGTGACCATGACGACTTGGTTGACTCCACCACGCAAGCCATCATGAGATTTAGACAAGGTGGTTTGATCGATCATCCAGAAGACTATGTGGATGAGATCAAAGAACAAAAACAGAGAGTGTATTATTAATGGCGGCACCAGTAGTATTAGGCATAGCACGATATCTTTTAGGGAAGAATATTAAACCTCTTGCAAGACAGTTTGGCAAGTTTATGAAAAGTAAAAAATTTATTCAACCAAAAGAAATTTCTAAATTAGAAAAATTAGGAGTCGCAAAAACAAAAAAAGGTGTTACCAAAGGGCCTCTAAAAGGAAAAGAAGTTAGTTTAAGAGATTTAAGAAAACTAGGAGCAGCTGATTCAATAAAAGAAACTTTAAAAGCTCGATCTTTAAAATATGATAAAAGTTTTAGTTCTGGTTCACCTTTCGTCAAAAAAAGAAAAGAGACAATAAAAAATTTAGATAAATACATAGGCAATATTGAAAGTAAATATGTAACCAAACAAGCAAAGGGTGGACTAATCAAAGGAATACCTAAACTAGCTAAGAAAGGATTCTAGTGGTAAAAAAGCTCACAACCACAATACCACCGTTACGAGGGCCTAATCCACAGGGGTTGAATGTTCCGTTAAAACAAGTTAAAACGATCAAACTGGAGAAATTAAATGGCAGAAATAGACAAGTCGCTTCCAAACGAAGTTCGAACAGAAGTAGAGTTACCAGCTGAAGAAGTAGTTGAGGAAGAAGTTACAGAACAACAAGGTCCCGTAGAAGTAACACCAGAAGAAGATGGTGGTGTTACATTAAACTTTGAACCAGGAGCAGTTAACGTTCCAGGCACAGAAAATCATTTTGATAATTTAGCAGATATTTTACCTGACGATATTTTAGATCCAATCGGTAATGACATGGTTAATAATTACATGGATTACAAATTGTCTAGAAAAGATTGGGAGCAGTCTTACATACAAGGTTTAGATTTATTAGGATTCAAATACGAAAATAGAACAGAGCCGTTTCAAGGAGCAAGTGGTGCCACACACCCAGTTCTTGCAGAAGCGGTAACACAGTTTCAAGCACAAGCTTATAAAGAATTACTGCCTGCAGAAGGTCCTGTAAGAACGGATGTCGTAGGGGCAGTTACACCACAAACAGAACAACAATCAGATCGTGTAAAAGATTACATGAATTATTTGTTGATGGATCAAATGCAGGAGTATGAACCTGAGTTTGATCAGATGCTGTTTCATTTACCACTAGCTGGATCAACTTTTAAAAAAGTTTACTACGACCAACTTCTAGGAAGAGCAGTGAGTAAATTTATACCTGCGGAGGATTTGATTGTCCCGTACACGGCTACCTCATTAGACGATGCGGAGTCAATCATCCATTCGCTAAAAATGTCAGAGAATGATTTAAGAAAACAACAAGTCAACGGTTTTTATAGTGACGTAGAGTTAGGACCGCCAAGTGTTACTAACAACGATGATTTAACAAAAAAAGAACGTGAACTAGATGGTACAAAGAAAACTGGAAAACAAGAACCAGTTTATACTTTGTTAGAGTGTCATGTTAATTTAGATTTAGAAGGTTTTGAAGAAGTTGATTCTGAAGGCGAACCAACTGGAATTAAGCTCCCTTACATCGTAACGGTTGAAGAAGGATCCAGAAAAGTTTTAGCTATCAGACGTAACTATGCACCTGAAGATATAAAGAAAAGTAAAATCCAATATTTTGTCCATTTTAAATTTCTTCCAGGTCTTGGGTTTTATGGCTTTGGGTTAATTCACATGATTGGCGGATTGAGCAGAACTGCAACTGCTGCTCTCCGTCAATTATTGGATGCAGGTACATTATCAAATTTACCAGCAGGATTTAAACAAAGAGGTGTAAGAGTTAGAGACGAAGCATCTCCAATACAACCAGGTGAGTTTAAAGATGTAGATGCACCAGGTGGTAATTTAAGAGAATCGTTTTTCCCACTACCATACAAAGAACCATCAGCAACATTATTACAACTGATGGGTCTTGTTGTTGGCGCTGGTCAAAGATTCGCGGCTATTGCTGATATGCAAGTGGGTGATGGTAATCAACAAGCGGCTGTTGGAACAACAGTTGCGTTATTGGAACGTGGATCACGGGTCATGTCTGCAATACATAAAAGATGTTACGCAGCTATGAAAAAAGAATTTAAACTACTTGCAAAAGTAGTAGCACAATATCTACCAGCAGAATATCCGTATGACGTGGTCGGTGGTGCAAGAAACATTAAGCAATTAGATTTTGACGATAGAATAGATATCGTGCCAGTTGCAGATCCAAATATATTTTCAACCGCACAAAGAATTACAATGGCACAAACAGAATTACAACTTGCACAATCTAATCCACAGATACATAACCTGTATAATGCTTACAGAAAAATGTACGAAGCAATCGGTGTAAAAGATATTAATCAAATATTACCACCACCTGCACCTACTGTTCCAAAAGATCCTGCGTTAGAACATATTGATGCTTTAGCTGGTAAACCTTTTCAAGCTTTTCCTGGTCAAGATCACAGAGCACACATCACAGCGCATTTAAGTTTCATGTCAACTAACATGGTTAGAAATAATCCTGCAATTATGGCTGCGATACAAAAAAATATTTTAGAGCACATATCGATCATGGCTCAAGAACAAGTACAATTAGAGTTCAGAGAACAAATTATGCAGTTACAAATGCTACAACAACAAGCTGCAGTCAATCCACAAGCAGCACAAATGCTACAACAGATGACACAAGAGATAGAATCTAGAAAAGCAGTGTTGATTGCAGAGATGACAGCAGATTTCATGGCAGAAGAGAAGAAAATTACTTCACAATTCGACTCTGATCCGTTGTTAAAACTAAAAGCAAGAGAAGTTGACCTACGTGCGATGGAAAATGAGAGAAAAAGAGACAACGACGAGGCACAAATAGAGCTTGCAAGAGCAAGATTGATGCAATCAAAAGATAATTTTGATGAAAAATTAGAACAGAACGAAGATTTAGCAAAATTACGTGCTGGAGTTAGCCTTGCGAAGTCTGGTGTACAGCAAGCATCGGTTATGATGGAGGATAATTAATGCCTTTGAACAAAAAAGGTAAGAAAATTATGAAATCCATGAAGAAACAGTACGGAAAAAAACGTGGAGAAACTGTTTTCTATGCATCTAAAAATAAAGGTGTTATAAAAGGCGTAGAAAAAACTAAAAAAAGGAGCTGAAATGCAAAGACTTGATAAAATCAAAGAAGTTAAAGTTGCAGAGCAGAGTATTGAAGTAGATCCTAGATCTAAAACTACTGCTGACCAAGCATTTAACTACATTGCAACAGGAAAACCTGAAATGCCAGTAGGCGGACAGAAAAGAATGTTGCCAGAAAAGAAAAGAAACTCTAAGGCGTACTAATGGCCTGGTTTAGTTTAGCAAAACTAGCGTTAAACGCTGGGACGCATATTTATAAAAAGCGTCAAGAGACGAAAATGGCTATGGCGGATGCACAACACATGCACGCTAGAAAAATGGCCGATGGTCAGTCTGAATACCAAGGCAAATTATTAGAAGCAAGACAATCGGACTGGAAAGACGAATTCGTTTTACTTGTATTAACGGCGCCGATAGCAGTGCTTGCTTGGGCGGTGATATCAGATGATCCCGCGGCTATGGATAAAATGAAATTGTTCTTTGAGTATTTCTCATCATTGCCCCAATGGTTCACAAATTTATGGATCCTTGTCGTGGCGAGCATTTATGGTATAAAGGGTACACAGATTTTTAGAAACGGAGGAAAAAAATAATGTCAGGATTTGTAAAAGCAGGATTTAGTTTTTTAAAAAATTTAGGTAAGGGACAAAAAACTACTGGTACTGAAGTTATTAGTAACATTGGTATTACAAAAAATTTAGCTACAAAAAGAAAAATACAAGATAATGTTACTGAAGCAGTGGATAGTGCTTTTAAAAAAGCAGACTTGCCACCAAGTGTTAGAGCTTCAATGGAAACTAAAAACAAAAAAGCTGCGTTAAAAAGAGACGAAGGTAAAAAATTAAAAGGTTTATCTTACAAACTTGATAAACTTGAAGAAAAAGTTAAGAAAAAATTTAACAAAGGTGGTAGAGTTGGTTTAAAAAGTGGAACACAACTTTCACCTAAACAAATGAAGATTGCATCTCTAGCAGGTAACAAGAAAAAAATTGATAAACCTGATTTTAAAAAACTTAGAGCAATGAAATCACCAATGGATAAAGCAGTGAGGAAATCATAATGGCTAAACTTTGTCCAAGAGGTAAAGCAGCAGCGAAGCGAAAATTTAAAGTGTACCCGTCAGCATATGCTAACATGTACGCATCAGCAGTATGTTCAGGTAAAGTCACACCAGGTGGCAAGAAGAAAAGAAAAAAAGCTATGGGTGGTGGAGTCATGGACATGACTAGAATGAGATATTTGAAAGGAGGACAAGTATAATGGCTGGATTAACAAAATCAAAAATGCAAGAATTAGCTCAAAAAGATATTAGTAAAAAATTAGATGACAAAGTTGCATTAAAAGGAATAAGCGATGTTTTAGGAAACATGATTATTACAACAAAACAATTTGGAGATAAACTTAGAAAAAAAGATAAGTTAAAAGCTGCTCAAGGTTTAAGAATGGGTGGTAGAGCAGGATACAAATCTGGATCCAAAGGTTGTAAGTTAGCAATGAAAGGTAAAGGCAGAGCTTACGGAAAGAATTCGTAATGCGAGCATACTACTCAAAG